TTCTTTTAAAGTATTTTCTTTGGTCCTTATCTTACTACCAAACTTGTTTTGCAATCTAGCCATAAAATCTGTTGCTAGTGCCTTAGCTTTATTATTTCCACAGTAAACTAAACACTCACAACCATTGGCTTGCTCACTTGCTGCTGCATTAAAGTGAAGTTCAATACAGAACTTATAATCATTCTTGTTAAGTTCTTCCAGTACTTCAAACATTTCTCTTGTATAATATTGATTTGGCTTTCTCTCATATACATCTACCATTAATGGAATTTCAGTTTTTATTTTTTCTGATATTCTTTTCCAATAATCATATTCAGAGCCAACTATTTGTGAATATGCTCCTTTACTTCTTTGATTATGCCCTATTATTAATGCTACTTTCATTTTTTACCATCTCCTTTATAAAAATTATTAAAACGACCTCGTAATTTGCCATTTAAAGCCATTAAAAAAAGGTAGCTATATAAAACTACCTTTAATTGATTTAACTCTTTTATTCCCACTTAATAGCTTCTAATTCATTTACTGTTTTAGCTGTTGAAATTTTAAGAGTTATTGCTGTATATTTTTCTTGTGCAGCTGTTCCTCTTAATATCCACATCAAATAAATATTATTTATATCAGTAAATGTTACTTTAGCAACTGAATTATCTTTCAATCTCCAATTTATTGGTAAAGATTTTATAAAAGCCATCAAATTTTTATCTTTTATAGCTTTTTTAATACCTGTTTTTACTTCTTCTGTAACTTCTATATTCAATATTTTTAATGCTTGTTCTATTAGTCCAGCATCATCTGAGTTACCTGCTATATCTATTGCAGATTTAACTCTTAAAAAATTCAACTCATCATTTGGACCCATTTGAAATACTTTACCATTATAATTGTAATCTTCATAAACTTTCTCTAATAAAATATTTTGAAACTTGTGCCTAAAAGTTCTTTTTACTTCTTTCAAATCTATATCCCATTCTTGTCTCACATTATCCCAAGTGTGATATTTGCTAGGTTGAGGTATTTTAATCAAGTTTCTATCTTTTATAATTTCTCCTGGTTCTAATTGTACATCAATACCAGCTCTTATTTTTTCTTCTTTTGTCATTTCTCTCAATACATCATCTTTAAATATTGGATATTGATATGTTATATCAGTTATTATCATATCATTTGTATATCCTTGAAAGTATGATGGAGGACTATTTATAACATTCTCCAAAGACTCAGCATAAACAGAAAAAACTTTATCTGTCTTTTTATAAAAATTTATTGTTTTCATATCAATTTCTCCTTTCAAAAATTTAATATTTTAGGCTATCTATTCCATCACAGACGGAGTTTTAAAATGTGTATAGATTGGAAAATCTCTATACTTTTTTATTAAAAAATACCTAATTTTTTCCTTGCATTTATAATGCTATTTCTTATCTCTGTTGGATTAGCTTTTGCAATATAATGCTTACTTGTAACACCACTACTGGTATGATTAGCATAACTACTTGCTAATCCTAACCCAGCTAAATTATTTATTAAATTAATACTAGTCTTTCTAAGACTATGTGGATATAAATCTTCTATCCCTAGTATCTTCCCTAGTTTTTTTATTCTTTGCCTGATTGCTCCCTGTGTCATCTGCCTATATTCTTTTCCATACTTTGTAATAAACAGCCATTCTATATTTATCCCATTATCTACTCTGTACTGTACCCATTCTTTTATCAACTCTTTACACTTTTGAAAAAAGAAAGCATTTACTATATAGCCCTCTTTTTCTTTTACATCTCTAAAATAGCCATTTTCTAAGTCTAGTTGCTCCATCTTTAAACTCTGGATAGCACTAATCCGACAAGCACTATCTAAGAAAAGTTCCCAAAGTATTCTGTCTTGTAAATCATATTTCCTAAATTCAACTTGCATATATAATCTAACTGTTAATATTTGTTCTGTTGTAAGAAAATAAGATTTTCTAACTTTATCCTTCTCTGTAAATCTTAACCTATCCAATTTTTCTGAAAAGGGATGATATTTAATTTTATTTCTTCTAACACACCAGGCATAGAATGTTGATATTGCAGTGGTCTTATTCATTAAAGTTCTTTTACTATTTCCTAAATTCCTACAATAATTTCTATAATTTTCTATTATGCCAGGCATTTCTAATAAAGTGTCTTTACTTAATAAAAGTCTGTTTTTATAAGACTTTTGAAACCACACTAGAAATAACTTAAAATTATTACAATATGTTTTATAAGTTGTTTCCCAAGTTTCCCAATTACTACTTTTACAACTATTTAAATACTCCAAATAAATTTCCACATTTTCTTTTTTTAGATTTTCTAAAATCATTAATTGCATAATAAACCTCCTATTTTTGATAAGTTAATTATACAATTCTTAAAATAATGGAAAATTTCATTAAAGTTAAAAATAATAAAATATTTACAATAGGTAATATTTGTATAGAAACCATAAACTGTACCCCTAATATAGCAGGGGTTAGAACTGTGAAAATTGAGAGTGATTTTAAAAATATATTTAGTATATTTCTAACTGGATATATCACTGAAGGACAAAATGCTGAGCATCTTATGAGACAGGTAGTTCATGATTATTATTCTAAAATAGTAGCAACTAAACAAGTTAAATTATATGCTGCAGGGAACCAGTCTATAGAACTAACTATAATAGGAACTATTTAAAAATTTTAATTCCTTAAGAGTATAAAGAAATCAACTTTGCAAATACCATTTTGGACATTTCCACTAGTTGCATCTAGAGTAGAAAAGTCTAAATTATCTCCAGTATGTATAACTGCAACAGAACAATTATCTTTTTTAGCAGTAGCCATGACTATAGAATTTTTAAAACTAAAACCATTAGCTATTAATGTTTTTGAAGCAGTAGAACCCTTAGTTTCTAATGAGCCTACTACAAATTTTCTGTTTAAAATTGTTAAAACATCGTAATCAGGTTTATGTTCAATTTTATACAGATTTTCCACTGTGGAAAATTTATATACAACTAAAGAAGAAAAAACAAAATTAACTTTGTCACAAATTAATAATGTAAATCTAAATTCCATTACAGAATCAGGTTTTTATACTTCATCTGGATGGGGTAACAATATTGTAGGACTCCCAGCTGAATTAAATCATAATGAAGGAAGAGCGTTTTATTTAGTTGTTTTCTCATTAGAAAATGGTGCTTACTGTCAGCAAGTTCTGTATAGTTTTAAAGGACTCATTTTTTATAGAGCTATAACAGGAGCTAATAGTCCTTTTAGTCAATGGAGAAAAATTAACTTAATTTAACCCAAGCAGTCCAAGTTGTTTCATCTTGTTGTGATTGATTCACACGAGAATAAGCTCCTGTTGAACTGATATAAAATTGAGTTTTTCTGCCAAGATTAAAAGTAATTAAAGTTCCCATTGGAGAGCTATCTGTTACTGGTTTATTTCTTAGTAAAATATTAGACCAGGATTCTAATCCAATTAAACAATCATTATAAACAGTGTTGCAATTTCCAGTTTCTTTAATTGTTATTAAATTTTCCATAGTGGAAAATTTATCAACATTTAAGGTACAAGATTTGTATTCGAGTCCTGCAGGTGTTAAATTTACTGTATATCAATATGGAAACTTAATAATGATAGCAGCATTCACTAATGGTGTGGAAACACTGCAATATGGAATACAGTATAAATGTAACCTTCCATATAATTGCTATAATTCTGCTACAGCAATTACGGGAAATAACAGTAGTAGTGGGCAATTTATTTTATTCAATAATGTTTTAATTGTTAATTCTACAAATACACAAGTTTTATTAAAAAATACTTTTATGGGGCAATTAGTAACTTTTTTAAGAAAGAATTAAACTTGAACTATAGCAAAAATACTATAATTTTCCCTTGTTCTATTTTGATTATTCAAATATATTTTTCTATTCTTAATATAAGAAGTAATAGGCTTTTCACCACCAGTCCCAGTCTGAGCAGAAAGAACTATAGAATTTATATACTCTGAAGATGTAGAAATTGGAAGATTATAGTATGTTTCGCCAGTTGGAACATCTTGAAACCATCCAAACATCATGTAAAAATTAGAACTGATTTGCTTATAGTACCAATTCCCACTTTTTATAAAATCTTTGTATAGATTTTCCATTATTTTGAGAATTGTATAATAAACCTATCAAAATTAGGAGGTTTAGTTATGCAATTAACGCTTTTGGAAAATTTAAAAAAGGAAAATGTGGATGTGTATTTAGAGTATCTAAATAGTTGTAAAAGCAGCAACTGGGATACTTGGGGAACTACATACAAAACTTACTGTAACAATTTTAAGTTGTTCTTGGTGTGGTTTCAAAAGTCATATAAAAATAAGTTGCTTTTAAGCAAAGAAACGTTACTAGAAATGCCAACTATCATAGAATCTTATCGAAATTATTGCAGGAGTTTAGGAAATAGTAAAAGAACTTTAATGAACAAAACTACGGCTATATCTACGTTTTATGCTTGGTGTGTTAGAAGAAATAAAATTAAATATCATCCTTTCGATTCTAAACTAGATAAGCTTAGATTTACAGAAAAGGACAAGGTTAGGAACAGTTATTTTCTTACAACAGAACAAATATTGACTGTTCGTTTGTATATGCAAGTTGAATCTAAAAAATATGATTTACAAGATAGGATATTATGGGAATTGTTCTTAGATAGTGCTTGTCGGATATCTGCTATTCAAAATTTAAAAATGGAACAACTGGACTTAGAAAATGGGTACTTTGTGAATGTTAAGGAGAAAGAGGGCTATATAGTTAATGCTTTCTTTTTCCAAAAATGTAAGGAACTAATAAAAGAATGGATTAAATATAGAGAAGAAAAGGAAATAAAAAGTGAATGGTTCTTTATTACAAAATACAAAAAAGAGTATAGGCAAATGACTCAAGGAGCTATTCGTGGGAGAATTAAAAAGTTAGGAAAAATTTTAGGAATAGAGGATCTATATCCCCACACATTAAGAAAAACTAGTATTAATTTAATAAATAATTTAGCTGGGCTAGGATTAGCTTCAAGCTATGCTAATCATTCCAGCAGTGGAGTTACAAGTAAGCATTATATACAAAAAACAAGTGCTACAGAAATAAGAAATACTCTTATAGTAGCAAGGAAAAAATTAGGTATTTTTTAATAAAAAAGTATAGAGATTTTCAAATTTATAAAGAATTTAAGGTTTAATTTTGTAGTTTTGAGCATATTTTTATAATTTTTCTTAAATATAAAATCTAAGAATTTTATATAATAACTGCTCAAAATAGCATTTTTAAATATAAAAAACTGAATAAATTTGAAAATCTATTCAAAATTGAAAGGAGAAAATTATGTTCTACATATATACAAAGCAAAAAAAAGCAGAAATAAAGTTCACAGTAAATCTAACAGCAAACGAAGTTAGAGATTTTATGGATAATAATTTATTTTTAGATTATCCTGAATTAAATAAAGATGACTATATAGTAGTTGAGAAAAGTGAACCATTCAAATATCCAACTTATGATGCAACAACTAATAGTATAAGAGAAATGACTAAAAATGAGCTTATAGAAGAAGATATTGAAATTCAATTAACACCTGGGGAGTATATTGAAAATAAAAAATTAAAATTTATTCCACAGCCAAGCTCTTATCATACCTGGAACACTATAACTCATACTTGGGATATAAATATGGAAGATGTTAAAAGAACTTTTAAACACAAGTTCAGAGAAATTCTGTTAGACAAGATGTTTGGTTCTTATGAGCATGATGGTAAGATTTTCCAAATGAAAGAATATGATGAGATTAATTTTATGCGTGTAAAAATGGCATTAGACATTGCTGGAGAAACAGAAGACTATAATGTAATTAAACAAGCCTTAGTAACATTGGGAATACCAATTACTGAAGAACTGGAAGAAAAAATAAAAGGTGCAATGAAAGTTGGAAAGCTAAAAAATCTTTTAAAAACTTTAACAACTCCTTGGAGATTAAAAGATGATTCTGTTGTAGATATGCCTCTTGGAGAATTAAATTTAATTTATTTTTCTTGGATATTAAGAGTTATAACTGCACAAAACAAATACACTGCTATAACTAAAAAAATATTAAAAGTTAAAAATGTTGAAGAACTAGAAGCTATTAAATGGGAATAAAAAGAAAAGAGGTAAAATATGAAAAAATTTGCATTAGTGATTGGACATAATCCAAGAGGAAAAGGAGCATACAGTAAATATTTAAATTTATCTGAATATGAATACTGGAGAGATGTCTGTGATGAGATAAATAACTTAGATGATAATATTGATATTTATTCAAGAAAACCTGAACAAAACTACATCCAAGAAATGAAACCTGTTGTTGCTGAAATTAATAAGCATAATTATGAATTAGCTTTAGAATTACATTTTAATGCTGCTTCTCAACAAGCAAATGGATGTGAAAGTTTAGTTTATTTTAAGAATGAACAAGCTAAAAAATATGCTGAACTTTTTATGAAAAAATTAAAAACTGAGTATGGAAGTAATATAAGAAAAGAATGGAACAAATTAAAAGAAAAGAAAATAGATAAAAATGGTAAGGAAATAACGATAGAAAAGACAGTAGAAACAGAGGGGATAATCCTCATTACTGATTCCAAAACGAGAGGAGGTTATGGAATATGCAATACAAATTGTACTTATGTTTTGGTTGAACCCTTCTTCGGAACTAATGAAGAAGCAAGTAAATTTAAAGATATAAAAAAAATGGCACATTTTATAGTTGATTTTATAAATAGTATGAAAATTTAGGAGGTTTTTAGTTATGGATAAAAAATTAATTTGGCAAGTTTTAGGGTATATATTTTCAGTAGTTACTTATATTGCATTGACTTGGAGATATAAAGGAAAGGAAGAAGCAACAACTGAAGTAAGAAATGAAGTAATGAAACAAGAATTGGCTATACAAGGAAAAGGTCTAGGAAACCTTAAAAAGAAAGCAGTTCAAGAATTTGTTTCTAAATTACCACCTCATGTAAGAATTTTTATTAATGAAAATACAATAGAAGCAGTAGTAAAAGAACTACAACCAATTTTTAAAAAATTAAAAGAGGGGAAAGATAATGGAGATAACAAAACTAGTGACACATCCACTTTATGATGGAAAAAGATATGAGTTATTCCAGGATTATATTTATGAAGTTAATGGGTACAGAATTACTGTACCCAAAGGCTTTATAACAGATCTAGCTTCAGTCCCACGTTCATTTTGGACTATATTCCCTCCATTTGGAAAATATACTCCAGCTGCTGTTATTCATGATTTTTTTTATAGTAAGTATAATAACGCAGGGTTAAACAGAACCTTATCTGATAAAATTTTTCTACACATTATGAAGGAACTAGGAGTAGGGTTTCTAAAAAGAAAGGCTATGTATAGAGCTGTGAGAATGTTTGGAGAAACTTCTTGGAAAGATAAATTAGAAAATGAAGGGTATAAGGATAAAGCCATAGTAGACAGAACAGATGAAGCAGTATCTTATTATAATCATTGGAAAAAGATACTTAAATTATAG